CGGCTTGCGGTTAATGCCTACCATAAACCGGCATCCCTTAACCTCTCCGTTTTTCTCGATTTTTTTGATGTCTGTTGTGATCGTCCCCATCAGGACGATGATGTTAACTCCGCTTGCAAATGCCATTTGTTTTTAAATTCCTTCTTTCCTTTCGTTTCTGAATATCACCACCATGCTCGGGAACGGTGCTCTGCCCGCTCCGTCATTGAAGTAAAGTCTGCCTTTCAGGAATCGGATTTCTGCATATATATATATATATATATTTATGGAACCACTTCGTATCCGTTCGTGCGGGCAGGAGCATTACCGTTAAGCACTGACTGTCGTGCGCCTTCTTTACCCACTTGGATATTTCTCTGCCATATGGCGGATTACAGAACACTCTGTGCCCTGTCCAATCCTGTTTCAGCCCATCTTCTGCTTTTGTAAAATGCTTTTCACACTTAGCATTCTCATGTGTGCTGCATGGATCCAAGTCGAAGTGAAACTCTGCATCCAGCTCATCAAACAACCATTGCGGTGTTGCCCATTCCGGGGTGTTGCTTGTCATCATTCCTTTTGTGATTGGCATCATTGTTTTTTATAAGTAGTCGAATATCGTCATTTGCCTTTTGCAATCGGCACCCCACTGGTCTGCCATTGCTTCCGCAATTCCGTGAAATGTCTTGCTCCGTATCTTCGCTGTTCTTGGATCATTCCATGCAAGTATTTTCCCGTTTTCATCACGCGCACAAAACGCAGATGCGCCAGCAGAATAACCTCCCTCAATAATCTCCCCTGGATCAACAATGTTTGTCGGCTTGAGATGGGGAAGGTTTTTCAACCATAGGCATGTCATTTTACGAGCGTGATGCCCAAACATGTAAGGCTGAATTGTTTGATCCGGTTTTCTGTACCATGTAGAGACAACACCGACCGGATTTTCTATTGCTATGCGCTCGCATTTTGCGTTTGCAAATTGCATAAAAAACTGAAATCCCTTCTCTCTCTCTCTCTCTCTATGGCTTTATTTCCATAACGCTCGACATTAAACCACCGATTACCAGAGACGGTGAGATACGTGCATGGTGGATGGGCAATCAGAATATTCCACTCTCCAAGTTGTTTGTGCTCTTTCCCATCCATGGTTGTGAATGTGCAGTCGCCGTTTATCAGCGGTAGAACATCTCCCTGTATATGCCATTCAGGATGCCCGCCAGAGCACTCTTGAATGTCACAGGAGAACGCCCTGTGACCGCGTGCACGGAACGCCTTGCAGACTTCTTGTGACTCTTCACAAGCAATCAGCACGTTCATCTTTTTCCCACCTCTTGCACGCAACATCTTTCAGGCGAATATCCGTAGCTTCTGACGCGGATATTCCCATGAGATTGCATTTGTATCCGTTGAAGTCACCGGATGAATACTTGCACTTATATTTGCAATCACCGCAGCGGTGTTCTTCGTCGTATCCGTACATTCTTCTCCAACGGCTTTTAATAGTGTCCCGTGGAAGCCTTTCCGCTATCCGCTCTACCGGGATTTCGTTTCCGAAAATATCAAGTTGAAGATCGTCAGTCATACGTCACGTTCTCCATCTGCTTGATGTAATGCGATAAGTCCTGGTTCTGAAGATACAACGCATAATTTGCTTCATTAGCAACCTTCAGTTTTCGTTTCAGTTCTTCGTTTTGAAGTTCGTACTTCATCAGTTCCTTACGAAGCATCTTCTCGGTCTCGGTCATAACCTGAACCCGATCTGCCCGTCTCCGGACACCTTTGTATTCTTCTGCAAATTGTCGCTTACGTACTCGTTGTGAAAGCATTCAAACATTGTGAACTCTCTCGGATAAGCCGTGAAGTACACACGTTCATGGTCTCCAACTTTTGTTACTGTCTGTGCCCTTCCAAACTCTGCCAGTTCCTTCTGAGTGAAATGCTGAATACATTGATACAGAACCGTCTCGCGAGTGATATCTTTTTCAGCGTCATAATCTTCCGCTGTGAGTAATACGAAATAATGTCTCCGCAAATCAGGATCAAACTGATTATCGACATTGTGTGTCCGAAGAATCACATCATCACGAATGAGCTTGTCTTCTGAGAAACTGAACGGCTTGTCAAACCATTCCTTTGTCCAATCACCAATCAGCACTTCCACGAGTTCTTCGTTGTCGGTGATACGCGCCCATTCTTCCAGCCATTCAATCGGAATTTTTCTCTGCATCTTTTTTTCCTTTCTATCCCTTCAAAACGGAAGATCGTCTGCACAAATGTCTTTCAGAATCTCTTCTCGTTTTGTTTCTTTATCAGGTACACCTTCAACCAGGTATTTATCGTGATACGTTACGGCCTGTGCAAATGCACTCCAACAGTCAGCACTGAACCCATAAAAGAATCCGGGGTTTTTCTTTGTGCCTTTACCGTAGTTCGATGCACCAGGCGCAAACCTGTCTGCCAGCGCGCGCTTAATCGTTGCATCATTGGCACGGGGGTTATGACATATCGTCATTTTTTCCTCATGCCTGTATACCTTGAACGGCTCTACATCGAACTTTTCCTCAATCATCTGAGACAGTCTTCCTATGTATTCTGCGGTATCGAACAATGAGCGACCGGCTGGCATTCCAAAGTTCTCGATGCCTTCGATAACGAATGTTGGAACCTCTCCGTACGGAACGAAATCCTCCACCGCCTCCTTGATTGCATCGAAGAAAACCTCCCGCGAAATGTCTTCGAGTCCGGTCATCTCGGTAAGTTCCGCCTGTTCCTGTTTTGTCAGCCTGTTACGACATTTATCGAAAGCGAGCGGACGCAGGTCCGGAGAAACGAGACAGAACGCGCTGCGCTCGTTTCCCGGATCAATCCCTACAACGTAAGGCTTATTCGCCATCCTTAACCTCTCCGGTTTCGTCATTTACGGAAAAATCCGCATCAAACGTGTCTGGAGAATCGAAGTAAACAGGTTCAGAGTTCTCATCACCGGTTACGTTAATCGGATTGGCGGCACCGTCCGCAACATATCCCTTCTGCATCTCGATAGACATGATTCCGTATTTACCGATCAGCTGGCGATACATTGTCTTAATTGCCATTACATCGAAGTCTTTCTCCCAGAATGTATAACCCTTCTTTGCCTTGTAACCTTTGGAATACTTGAGTGCATGTTCTTCCATGCGTTCCTTACTCCAGTACATTTCCTTACGGAATCCGTTGAGCAATTCGAAGAATGCGAAATAGCCGATGGTTTTTGCCTTCTCGCGTTCGCGCGGATCTTCAATCGGTTCAAGTTCAACTGATCCTGTAATGGGGTTGTACGATTTCAGTTCGCCTTCCTTGACCGCAACCGCATCGATGTTCTTGTACTGTCCAGAACGGAGAGCCAACTGGTAGTAGCCCTTCCAGCCCAGAACAAAGGTAGCCTTTGTAGTGCCGGACTTCGTGTCTTTAAAAGGCACCATGTAGAAATTTCCGAGCTGCGGAGACGGTGAGAGGTTCAGACTTTCACCGAGAAGCGCAGCAGATACAACAGAACCCATCTCACATTCTCTGAGCGCCGGATTAGTGCTATATGCACTGATAAGGGAACTGGTGAATGTCTGTGTTCTTGCCGTTGTCTGTAATGTGTTCTTGATAGCGTTCTGAACGTTGTTTGCGTTCATATATGCACTGAATGTGAGTTTTGCGGTTTTCTGAGATGCCTTTTCTACCGCGTTGGTGTTGCTTGCGGTCTTTGCGACCGGTACTTTAACTTCTTTGATTTCTGTCATTTTTTCTCCTTTTCTTTTTTGAAGGTCATAGGCTTAGCTCGATGCACTGTCTTGGTGTGCCTTTTAATGTGCTTTCTTGTTATGCTTTGCGTTGTCCTGCGGTGTTCTAGATTGCGCTGTAGCGTATTGATATGCGGTGTTTAAGGCGCAATGCACCGAGGTAAACCCATGACCTTTTTCTGTTTCTTAAAGCGGTTTTTCCTTGAAACGGAACGTTCTTGTTCCGCGCTTGTCTGTCTTCCAAGAAACTTCAAACTGCGGTGACTGGCCTTTTTCTGCGTCACCCATTAAAGCTTTGATCTCGTTCTGGTATTTTGTTTTCAGATTTTTGAGTTCCTTTTCCTGTGACTGGAGTTCAAGCAAGGCAATCAGCGTATCTTCCTGTGGTTCAAGATTGACAACCTTTCCTGCATACTCTTCCGGGTACATCCGCGCCAGCGTGTCTGCTGTGCTTTCGCTGTCATCAATTTCCGGCGGTGTACCGTTCTCTACAAGTTTCCAGAACTCAGTGCATGCATCAAGCATTTCATCAATCTTCTCTTCGTCTCTTGGAATCGTTATGATGTAAAACTTTGAGTTGCCCTGATGCGTTGCGAGATACCATCTCTTACGGCCTGTCATTGCCATGTATGCAATGCACTGCCAATAGTGCCACGGAGGTACTTCTCCGTTTTCATAGTTGAATTTCCATGAGTCTGTAGACTTGCATTCCAGTCCGGCACTCTCTTTCATGACAATCCGGTCTACGTGTCCTCTCATGAACGGCAGTTCACGGATGCCGTATGCCATAGTGGATCGCTGGACTCTTTTCCCGGTCTTTTCGCAGAACCTTTTGGCAATCAGTTCTTCCGTCTCTCTGCCCCACCAGACTGCTTCCTTATCGTCAATCTTTTCCGGTTCGATAATTCCGACTTTTTCGCTCCAAAGTGTGAAAGCTGACTTGTACGGATTTACACCCATGATTACTCCTACGTCAGACCCGCCGATGTAGTTCTTCCGGTCCTCAATGTCCTCCCGGATATTCCCTACACGGCTCTGTGTTGTGTGGTACTTCATATCGGCAACCTCTCGTTCTTGGAGAAGAAATTCTGTGCTCTTCTCTTTCTTCTTCCCGCCTGCTTGAAACGAACCCTTGCCAGCCGTTCTTCCTTCTCAATGGACTGCATAATATCGCCCTTGTCCGTGGTGAGCCTGTAGCCCTTGCTCCCGCTGATGATGTAGACGTTGTGAGTCTCATCTTTCCCGAAATCGTTGTTCCACTCGCGAACCTTCTTTTTCAGTCCTCTTGGATTTTCGGTGATGGTGAGTGCTGTCTGCCAACGGTCAGTGATTCCAAATACACTTCTCTCCATTTCCTGTGGTTCTTCCTTTCTTAAATCGCTACGACAATGAGGTAGAGGATTACGGCGAGCAGGACTCCTGTGATTGCCGCGAAGAAGTAATACGCGTACGCTACCTGCCATTCGTCTACCGTGTAATCGAAAATTTCGTCCATGAACTTGAACATGTGGTTTTAGCCTTCCTTTCTTAATCCGAGTGAGTCTCACTCGGTCTCCTTTGCGGGAACCTTTCGCCGGAGTTCTTCTTCCGTGATCACGATAACTCTGAGCACTGAGGTCAGCCGGACTTCTGTTCCGGCGAGGCAGTTATCTTTCAGTTCCTGCTCGTCAATTGACTGCGCTTTGTGATAAACGCGTGTGGCTGCGGTTCTTCCCAGTTCGAACAGTCTGCAGATTTCGGACACGTTCACATAGAATGAACACGCGATCTCTTCCCTCGTTTTTGTTCTTCGTGACATTCTCCCTTTCTCCTTTCTACTTTTGCCCCCTCTCCGGGGGCGGTGAGGGTAAAAAAATTAGGAGGCTTTGATGTCAAACGGGTCGATGCCGGAGACCGCACTCAGCTTCAGGAGGTCATCTGCTGTCATTCGTAGCCTTCCACACGAAACGCCTTTTAGATGATCGAATGCGATTCCGGCTTGTTCTGCAAGCCCTTCGATGGTTGTATCCATTACGGCGGCAATTGCTTTTACGGTATATTTCTTCTTCTCTTTTTCTGCCATCTCGTTCTCCTTTCGTCAATCAGTATATGCCCCCTTAGAGGGGGCAGTCAACACTTTTTTTTACATTTTGGCTCTGCCAGTGTTATTATTTGGTTACGGAGAGAGGGCATCATGAACAACAAAAACTATAATAAAGAGATCGGCGCATGGCTTGCCATGAAGCGCAAAGAAAAGGGTCTTTCACAACGACAGGTCGCTGACTTGATGGACGTTTCGAAAACGTCGATAGGACATTGGGAACTGGGCGAACGTCTGATATTCGCGTCCAATCTTATAGATTACTGCAAGGTAATCGACGCTGATCCGTCTGATCTTGTATCTGAATTGTTTAACAATGGTTGATGAATAATAAAAAAACCGAAGGCTTTCGCCCCCGGAAAGGAACGGAACGTAGAACCATATAACTACATTTCCGCAGTGCTATTTTAACAAAATGAGAGGAGGGATTTCAAGTGCCCGTATATAAATCGGATTCCGGCTACTACGTCAAATACCGCGTGAAGGATCCTGTCACTGGCAAGTCCCGGCAGATCACCAAGCGCGGTTTTCAAACTAAACGGGAAGCATCGCGCTGGGAGGCAGAGAATAAATACGATACCCCCACAAGTACTTCGTCAACATTTTGGGACATCTTCTTGATATCTCAGAAAAATAACGACACATCGAAAGATTCATTGCATAAGAAATCCACATGGATCTCGATGTACTTTGCGGACCTGAAAGACCGTCCGATCGACACCATCACAAAGGCAGAACTCGTTGAATGGCGCAACAGCCTCAAGGAGCGCGGTCTAGCCGTGCGAACTATGAATTATGGATTGCAATACATCCGAAGCGTTTTTGCCTTCTACAGCACGGTCTATGGCGGTCAGAATACAGGTTCCGTACTGAATTCATACAAGATGACAAAGGAAGACAGAACAGAGATGCTTGTATGGACGCCGGAGGAGTTCAGCCGTTTCATAAGCGCGGTTAATGATCCTGCCTACCGGGCATTCTATACGTTTCTTTACTGGACAGGATGCCGACGCGGGGAGGCAATTGCTCTGACCAGGGACTGTTTCACGGGAAACCGTGTGCATATCTACCGGAGCATGAAGCATTTCAAGGACGGATTCAAACCGTTGAAGACCGACTCTTCCGAGAGAACAATCACAATCGACAAGGAAACAATGGCGATTCTGGAGCCGTTTATACAGGCAGCAGACCCATTTGTGTTCGGAGGCGTACACCCGATGCCCACAAGCAAAGTGTTCTCCTATTTCAAAAAAGGAATCGAGGACAGCGGGGTTACCCCTATCCGCCTGCACGATCTGAGGCACAGTCACGCCAGCGTTCTTCTGAACAATGGAGCGAACATCCTTGCGGTGTCCAAGAGACTGGGGCACGCGACCGTTACTCAGACCTTGGAAACCTACGCGCATCTGATGCAGGAATCCGATGAGAGCATGCTGAGAACAATCGAAAATCTGCATAAATGTTCTCAAAATGTTCTCAAATAGATTTAAAGCAACAAAAAACCGCATATTTATGCGGTTTTCTTAACTATGGAGCAGATGAGGGGAATCGTTGGGTACGTGTTTTTACGTGTTTTTACGCGTTATTCCGCGCGTTATCGTGCTGTTTCTACCCTTATTTTGCTGTGAATGTTCTCAGAAATGTTCTCAAAAATGTTCTCAATAAAAATGAAAGACCGCCCGTTGGTCGACGATCTTTCGTAGAAAGGAAGTGCTGAGTGAAAAATCCATCACATCACGGATTCATAGCACAATTGAATTGTACAATCCTTCGGAATAAATTCAATAGAAAAGCAAAACCCGCGCCGAAGCACGGGCTTTGCTCAAGCCATGCAGTAGGAGGAATACTACATGGTGTTCATAATTCTCTGAATGATTTCCCGCTCCTTAGGGTCTGTCGCTTTGTTCATCATTTCAGAGAGCTTGGAATGCATGTCTCCTGTGCCGTAATAGCCGGTGTTATATCCGCCATTACTCTGAGCAGGATTATTTGCTCCGCTGTACGGCATCGCGTCCCATCCGTAGGATGTATAGCGTCCCATACTGTCCCTTGGCTGATACCGGTAACTGTTGTTGTATCCATACTGATACGTCATGTCCTCTCCATGTGGGTACATGCGTCCTGAGTATCCGCTCCCCTGCATCGCAAGGATAGTGTCGATACTCTTGATGGAATGTGTGATCTTGTCGATCTCGGCAAGGCTGTCTGCGGTCAGTTTCGGTTTCGTTGCCAGTTCATCGAGTTCTGTGCAGAGAATCTCCCGCACTTTCATCATTGTATTCATAACTGAAATCACCTCATGCAATCCTGTTAATTACAAGATTTGAATTGATAACGCTAATTGATGGTGCCGGTGTGTCAGCAACATCTGTTACTCCGCTGACTGCACGAACCGACAGTGAGAAACAACAACCTTTCGGAACTGTAACAATCGCTGTGCTCGTTACGTTTCCGTATTCCTCTACTGCTGCAGGAGTGAAGATTGCGCGACTGGTAGGTCTAGGTTCACCGTTTACCGCAATAGCAACAGCAATCGGAACTACCGTTCCAGCCGGGATGGCAATGTTCCCGTTAAAGGTGACCTGATACCGGGCAAAGCAATTGTTAGTGACCCCACGGAGAATAAAAATCCCTGTCTCGTCTTCATGGAAGACGTAGCCTCTGTTGCAAGGGATAGACGCCGAGAACAGGATCGGATCGTTGAGGTTAACGAGCTGTTCCTCATTAGCGAGATATTCCGCCATGTTTAGTTACTCCCTCGTTCTCAGAAGTTGCCGGAGCATCCGCAACCGCAACCGCTGTTGTTCGGGCAAGTAAAGATAGGAGTCATACCGTAAACCGGCATAGACGGAACCGGGCAATTCTTCAGTCTGTTGTACAGAGCATCAACCTCGTTGTTCATGCCGTTCTGCATCGTCGCCATATTGAGCTGATTCTGGAGTCCGACATTTTCACGCTGTGCCTGTGCCAGCTGTCCCTTAACGCCTTCGAGTTCAAGAGAGCAGAGTTTATCGAGGATAGCCTGAGTGCCGCGGTTCTGAGAATCGATAATGTCACGGGTGTTATTTGCATCAGCAAAGCGTGTAGCATTACCTTCATTCTGTACGATGTTCTGGGTCTGACATGTTGCAAGCCGGTTTTCACAGCAACAGTTCTGAAGATTAGAAGCAATATTGTTCATGCTTGCTGTGGTAGCATTCTGATTTGCGTTGAGGGTCTGCAGGATATTAGCCTGTGCATTGCATCGGGAGACTTCGGCGTTTCCAAATCCGTTTGTGATCGCCGACTGGATTCCCGAAAGGGCACCGGCAGTAGCACTCTGGTTGAATCCGGCAGTGACGAGGTTGTCAGTATTGTTTGCAAGCATCCACGGGAAGGAGCAACCGTTTCCTGCGCCGTTGTTCCCAAAGCCATTGCCCCAACCTCCGAACATCGCGAAGAGGAAGAGAATGATAAGATATGAGAAGCCGTCATTGCCAAAGCCGCCGAAACCGCCGTTGTTGTAAGCATTGCCATACATGGGAGTAACCGGCATAACCATGCCGTTACCGTCTTCTAATGCCATAATAAAAACACCTTTACTTTCTAGCGCATCTTCTGTGCGCGGTTTTATATCTTCATTTGTCTTCCGGAATAAAATGTAGATACCTAAAAATAAAGGGGCAGAACTCAAGAACACAAGCATCCTGTAGATGAACATAGAGTGTTCTTATTTTCTGTCCCTTTGGGTTCGAACTTCCTAACTGAAGCCGTATGTAAGAGTTGCCTTGTCAGGCTGGATGGGTCGCTCCCTGCGATCTCCAACAGTAGCCATAGAAACAAGAAACGTTTCATATAACAGGCTGTTTTTTTACCGTCTGTTGCTACCCAAAATCATTATAGATTCTATCAACAATTATTCAATTTCGAATAATGCTCTAGGTGAGTAAAGTTTACTCTTGATCGGGATGAGCTTCCACGGCAGGAGAAACTTCCGGTTCGTTTTCGGGTTTTTCTCTTTTTGATTCTTCCTCAAGGATTCTTCTGTATTCAGCCAAAATCCAGCTTCTGCCCACGTGACGGGGAAGTACAAGGAATAATTCTTTCTTAACACAGATTTCAATGTCGTGACTCATTCTTTACCCATACTCGCATCACTCTCCGCTGTTACAATAACTACTTTATTGTGGACTGAAACGTGATATTCGCCATCTTCCAAAAAACATATACCGGCTTTAACAGAAAATAAAGCGTTTGTATTATTCTTGAAAATAATTGGTTCATTTTCTGTTACCACTTCTGAACCTGTATATTTAAATTCTGCCATTTTCTACTCCCTCATAAATGGTGATTTAATGCTTGAAAAAACAAAGTTGATAACGGAAACGATGGCAACAGAAGATAAACAAACCGCTTCAGATATCATGCCTTCACCAAACAGGTATATAGACAGAGCAACCGATACGATAACTAAAGTCCAAAACACTAAATGTAAAACAACTTTTGCAACTTTACATGCAGAACATGTTTTATTTTTTGAATATGGGCATTTATCATTCATAGTCTCATTCTTCTGCCTCTATCACTGTCGGCGATTTGCGAATCATTGCGATAATGCGTTTTACACTTAAATGCTCATAAGCGTGAGCTTTTGCCACTTCTCTGTACAATTCATCTCCATCAATCAGCATGCCATGAGGTGTAGGTACTTCGACAAGCGGGCACTTATCATGACAAATGGTTCTATCTCCGACAAAACATTTTCCGCAGTTACTAGGCATCTGCACCCCTTTAACAAGTACGCTCATTCCTTATCTCCTTCATACGGTTTTGGAAATGGTTTCCATGCTATCGGTATCGCGTCTTTATGCCAAACATTTATACTCGATTGGTCATAGCGTGATATTTTACCGTTTTGGAAACAAAGATGTTTGCAGAATCTTTCTCCTGTTGGACTTTCAAAGGTAACAAAAACTTCATCAGATATGGTTGTGCCGAATTTCTCTGTTCCAAACCATTCGTGTTCTTCCGGCAACCTCTCACTTACTAGAATCCACTGCGGTTCTGCTGACGGAAACCGCATGATTTCGTTTGGTGTTATGGATTTGTCTTTTTGGTTAAGAGCATATTCACATAACGCCTTTCTACTGATTAAGTCATTCATGGTCTTCCTCCGTATGTGCGGCACACTTTTCACAGAGGAACAATCCGCTATCTAACGGTTTCCCGCAAACGCAACAATTACCGTTCGTAACAATAATCGACGCTTGTCTGCTAATATTGTCACTCATTCTTCTTTCCTCTCTGCTCTTTTATTCCATGCTTCAATTGCCTGTGACATAGCCTTTTCAACATCCGTAAATGATGCTTTTTTCGATACAATTAATCTTACTGTTTTGAATGTTCCGCAATCTACGCACACAACATCGAAATCGACAACAGTCGTATCGGAACACACATTCTTCATTATTACTTCGGTTGTTGGTAGTCCTCCACAGAACGGGCACGGTTTCAGTTCATTCATTTGTTTCCCTCCTATACTCTTTCTCAATAATCTTGCGTATGGTTTCGGATAGGTTTTTGAACCCGTTAATACGCATGAGGTATTCAAGTTTTTCCAAGAACTCTTCCGAAACTCGTATGTATATTCGCTTATCTTTCATGCGTACATTATACATTATTTGTGCGTACAATGCAAGGAAAGGAAAAGCCACCCCGTAGGATGGCTCTGCGCTATTCAGTGCTTATTTTCTTTTCAATTTCTTCCGCCGTCATTCCTGTGACAGAAAAGTTATAGCGATTTGGAATAACCTGTTCGACCGGAATCTCAAGATATTTTGAAATTATGAGCCGAACGTCTTTGTTTTCAAGCTGTACGGTTGTTTTCATGCAACTTCCTCCCATCCATATACACTCGGCTCCCATATGTTTGCATCAACAACTGACTGCCAGTGTTTTTCTTTGTGGGTTACCTTGTCGCCCTTTGCGTATGCATCGTGCGCTCCCGTTGGCTGCACCCAGTCGGGATATTCTGTTCCGGGCGTTCCTTTTTTCTTCCAAAGTGCTGGAACGAGTGCAGGTGTCCAGTCGTCCTGTGATGTATGCGCCTGAATGCATTCGTACAGATTTCCCAAATAGATGCACTTTTCTCCGACTTCGTACCATTTTCCGCTATGCCATGTTTCGTACAGTACGACATCCGATTCATTAGCAAGATACTCGATGTTCTCAGTAAGGACATTCTGAGCCGTTTGATTGTTCAGAACGATTGCCTCCAATCTCGCAAGCCTTTGCTCTACGCTTAACATAGTCATGATATTTCCTCCCTGTCATATCGTAGTAATACTTCGCAATTTCCTTCCGTTCGGAGAATGTGTCACCACGTTTAGCATTAGCCATGAATGACATCATAGACTGGTCACACGTTCCCTTTGGCACTTTGCCTTCTCTTTCCTGTTACTACACTCATAGTTTCCCAATACCGCACCTAACGGTGCTGATTATTCGGATTGGGCGATTACGCAAGCCGCCACAACTCCGTTACCATAGAGGGCACTATCGCTGTTCAACTCACCACTCTCGAGCACGAGACGCTCACGGAAAGCGGTCGAAGGGTAAGGCGAGCGCAACCACCAGACACGGGCTGTACCCGTACTGGTGATGTCGTACTTGATACGGTCTGCATTAGCGGCATCCTTGTAATAGTCAAACACTTTACCGCATACAATTCCCTGTTCCTGTGCGAGATTCACTTCCTCATTGCACAGGAGGAAGATTTTCTCTGTCGTACTGTATGCCTTGTTGGTGCCGTGAGAATCAAATACGGTATTTGACCTATTTCCATGTGTAGTTTCGACAAGCACGTTTTTGAAGTCGGTGCCGAAACCAAACAGGAATCCCGGTCTTGAATAATAGTTCACGAGCCTATCCCATTTCGTTTTCGGCTCCCACCAGTTAGAAGCCACATCAGCATTCAGCCACTGCCGGACGCCCGACTCTTCCCAGTCGTTAGACCCGAGAACAGATCTGTCAAAGAAGTTGAAATTACCCGTTCCATCGACACTCCCGAGAGCAGTTCCACCATTGCCTTCCGTCATGGTAGCGGTCTGTGCGGCACTTATTGCTCCCCGTGTGTTATAAACTCTAACCGTTCTACCCTCACGAGTAACGTTGTAACCATCCCAACAAAGGATAGCCCCTGCAGGAACATCGTCCGCAAGCGTAAACTGGAACGTTTTCCCGACATCTCCTTCGAACCATGGCTGTCTCGTGATTGTCACGTTGTACGTTCCTGCTGTCATTCCGTCTTCGCAGTAGTAGAAGCCTTCCACTTCATCAAATTGCGTGCTGTAAATGACATTATGCATCTGAAGTACCATGCCGTACTTCGCGCCTGTCGGAAGCATTGCTTTGTGTAATGCATCCGATTCCGGCGTGATGTGATGAATAACATCAAACAGAACATCACCGTATACATCATGGTGAGCGGTAAACTGCGTTCCGACCGGATAGTATTTTGCTCCGTATCCAATCTGAACCATAGCCTGAATGGTAGCCCAGTCATCCGCATACTTCGCGTTTAGTAAGTCTGCAAGAGTATCGAACTTTCTGTCTTGCGCCTTTTGACTTAAAAATATTCCACCGCTAGTAACGGGGTTCTGACTATTTTCTGTCGGCTCTGTGTCGAATGTCAGTTTGTCCTGTTTCTGTGCCAGCGCAGCAGTTACATCTGAGGCGTTTGCCTTTTGACTTAATTTGCTATTTAATGCAGAAATCTCTGCCGCGATTCCACCGCTTGTTACGGGGTTTGTTGAACCGGCTGTTGGAGTGGTATCGAAGGTCAATGTTGCCTGTTTACCGTCCAAAGCGGTCTGCACAGCCGTGCTGATTGGCTTGTCCAGGTCCGAAGTATTGTCGACATTCCCAAGACCGATATTCTCTTTTGTGATGTTCACGTTGCCGGTCCGGTAGTCTGTCTCCGCATCGCCTTTCACGCCAGTGATGGTATTTACCTGAGCACCAGTTTCAATGCCTGCGAGCTTGGTCTTTTCGGTGCTGGTGAAGTCCTCTGTGCTGAGTCCCTTGCCGGCCACCTTATCAACCTTCTGATCCAGTGCAGACTGCATAGCTGTATTAGTTACAAAACCACTATCATTTGTCAGCTCTGACGTCTTGGAAGGGATGCTAGGCTTGTTCTGAATGAACGCATCGGAAGTCTGATCGGACTCGTTCCAGTTTGCCTGGACATTCACTTCTGCACCGGCAGCGATGCCTGCCAGTTTTTCTTTTTCGGCTGTTGTGAAGTCATTGGATGACAGGCTCTTGCCCGCTTCTTTGTCTACCTTGTTATTCCAAGATGTACGCTCCGCATTGGTGATGTGTCTAACGTTATCTTCAAGGTGTGTGTTTAGAGCATCCGTTGTAGCTTTTCCCTTATTACCTGCATATGCCGTTGAGGATGTTTCTCCCAGTGCCAGTGATTCACTGATTTCAACGTATGCAGATCCGCCCCACCGATACGTCAAGTTTGTATCAAGTGCGACGTATATTTTGCCTGTTTCACCCGTCTCCGGAAAAGCTGAAGCACTTGCATACTCAAGCACATCATCCACAAAGGAAGGAAGCTGTGCAGAAGGCACTACTCCGTTTGTATCAAGCGTAGCGACACCGTTTGCAGTGCCCATTTCAGTGCGTTTGACCTGAGCGTCATTTGTCACGTTTCCAAGCCCAACATCACCTTTGCCGAGTGTCACATCACCGTTTACAGGAGCGATTGTATTTACGCTCTTTACTGAGCCGGTATCTGCCCATTCTTCACCGTTAACTGTTTTAGTTAGGACTTGTCCTGCAGTACCGCCGGAAGGATTTGTGATTTTTGCATTGAGCGCTGCCTGCGTCGCAGTGGAAATAGGTTTGTCTGCGTCAGCCGTATTGTCCACGTTTCCAAGCCCTATATCGGTCTTGGAAATGCTCACATTCCCTTTCCGGTAAGCAGACTCTGCAGAACCCTTAACACCCTGCACAGGAGCAAGCGCAGCAGTGATGAACCCGCTGTCGTTTACAAGGTCGGATGTATTCTCCGGGATAGACGGTTTGTTTTTGATGAAGTTATCAGCGGTCGTGAGCGTCTGACTCCAGTCTGCCTGCACATTCGCTTCCGCTCCCGCTTCGATTCCTTCCAGTTTCGCCTTCAGTTCGTTTGTGAAGTCGTTTGTAGAAAGCCCTTTGCCTTCTTCCGGAGAAACCTTGGCATTCCACGTTTCCTTTTCGGCAGCAGTAACGTGAATATCCGTATTGGTGATGTGCGCGTTCAAGATATCGTTGTTCCCGGAAACAAACGGAAGATTGGAAAGCAGAGTTGTACCGTCTCCCACTTTGATCGCAGGAACATCTTCTTCATCGATATTCACATAATCTGTGTATGCATAAATGTGCCCAACCTCTCCGACCAGGGTAGGCTGTGCTTCCCAATACGCCGTAGTCCCGGAATGAATTACATCTTCCTGCACAGGAACGTTGTAGTTCTCCAGTTCGACATCGAGGACCTGATCATCGTCTTCTAATGTCACAAGTTCATCACTCATATCTTGTTACTCCTCATTTGCCGCGTAGGTCACTTCTTTCGTAAGGGTAAGAGTGCCTACGGTCGTATGCTTTATGCGCCCGTTTTTGACAACCTCGATGTCGAAGTCGTAATCCCCGAACGGCAAACCGTCAGTATCTTCGGGCAGAATAGTGAATCGATAATATCCGTCGTCCCCTTTAACAATCTGCCCTGCGGAATATCTTTTCTGAAACCGGTACTCTTCCGCGAGGTAGACGCGCTTGACGGTGAAATAGATATCATCGAATTCAATATCCGTCAGTTCTCCGCTCTGCTTCTCGCGGATTGCAATCTTCTTAGATGTCCTGTCACCTCTGGGGAGAATAATTTTGAGCATCTCTGTATCTACCTCCTACCGGCAAACATTCCCTCAATCTGACGGGCAGCCTGCTGAAACTGATTGAACTGTTCCTGCGACATCTGCCCCGTACGAAGCAATTGCTCTACCTGTTGCTTCGGATCTCCGATAAATGTGTTTCGAAACTGATCGAACCGCCGAAGTAAATTCTGCATGTTCGACAGCGGATTCTGAGCACTCCCCATCTGAGGGGTATTGTTTGCCGTTCTTCCCTTTAACTGATCGAATAACGGAATGCTCATTTCAGATTCCCTCCAGCGGTTCCGCCTTCGACACGATTCGCAATTGACTGAATCATTCCCATCAGTTCATCCATCTTCTTGGAGAATTCATCCTTTGTGAGGAAGTCTTCAGAAGACACTTTGTAATCCGCCTCCTGCTCTTTACCGGAGTAAGAACCTGGCATCGTTGCCGGTGCTTCGTCGAACACTTCTTCATATCTGAATTTCCGAAGAGGCTGTGGCATCCCGGAGGCGTCTGCTGTTTTGATGTAGAAATTCTGTGACTCGGAATCCATAAGCAGTGCTGTGCTGTTGGGAGGAACGAATCTTCCTTTCGCGCCTGCCTCGCCCTGCACCCACTCGATTCCGCTTGTGTTAGTAGGCTGTTGTGCGGGCATGGTCTGATACGGATATGTCCTCTGCATCTGCTGATATGGATTGATCGCAGTGTTGTATGCCTGCCCGGTGTAGCCCGCCACAGGCATTGCAGGAACTGCGGTGTTATAATAATTTGGCATGATCTTTTTACATACCTCCTCTCTGCCAGTAATATGTCGCGATATCTTTTCCCGAATCGAATGCATCGTAGTAGGTTCCGTTTATCACGGCTACAACATGGTTGCCTGTTGCGACAATGTATGTTCCTGTCGGATGGTCTTTCGCAAAATCAGCCACCCTGTAGCATTCAGGACATGTGTCGGGGATTAAATGCTGTTTGTATCCTTTGCTCCGAAGATAGGCTTCCCATACCTCGTTTTGATTGCCCCAGTCCTTCATTTCGAAACCCTTGGCTGTCAATTTGATGTATGTCTGATCCCAATCTAAGTTTTCTGTTTTGGAGACTGCGCGGATAACGCAGTCTCCTGTCTGTTTTCCTTCCGGGTTTGGGTTGTAATATACGTAAGCCATATAGAGATTCTTACTCGCTGATCGCCTTTATTGCGTCATCGAGAATTTTCTGCATGTCAGTGCGCTCGGGATTCTGCAGTGCCAAGAGGATAGCCAGTAACGCTTTATTCTGCGACTTCGTGATCTTCTGGTTCTCGCGTATCTTTTCATGAGCATGATTTATGTCCTCCTCATCTTTCTCCAAGCGATACTTGAGTGCAACAATCTCGTTTTTGTTTTCTATGGCTATTTCCTTTACTTCCCGTAACGGTTCATCGGCATTCCGTTTTGCGGTCTTGGACGAGTTATAAATGTTCAGTAACTGTGACAAGAAGAGCAGTACTGCGACTATTCCTACCCACGTTAGGTTCTCCATGCTATCTCACCTTGCTCCCTTCTATCAGTTTTGCTACGCACTCAAGGCTTTGTGCTCTCGCCTTGAGTTTTTCGATTTGAATCTTAAGGTCGACATTTTCGGCAAGCAGTTTCCTGTTCGCCTCTTTCATTTCCTCGACCTGTCGTTGAAGGCTCTTGGTCATTTTCCGGCCGCCTTCCCGGTCTGATAGCCGAAGAAGAACAGAATCACGATTTTATAAATCTCATTGAAGAGATCCGGGATCACAATCTGATTTACGACAAGGTAACCGAATATAACTGTCAGAGCCAAGGTGAGAATGCTTTTAACGCTGAGCAGTGCAGCGATCCGTTCTTTGATGATGCCGGTCTGAGGCTCCGGGTCTGTCCACCCTTCCACAGGCTTCGTTTCGGGCGATTCTGCAGGCTTATTTTCTGACATGGGTTCTTCCTCACTTTCTCCCGTTTCGGGGCTTGTAGGCAGGGGAATGACAGTCTCATGCGCCCCCTGCTGTGTTTCGTTGGCATTGTCTTCCTGCACAGGAGGAAGAGGAAGTGTTTCTGTAGATGGCTTAAGAGGTTTTTTGGAAATGATCGCAACAGCGGACGGGCATGGTCTACCCGTGTCTCGCACGTATTCGAACTTCCCCTTGCTTGAATCCCATCTCCCAAACTGTGCGCTCCCACCGCCGTCTAGGAAGGCAATAGAATGGAAAGCGATAGAAGCCTTGAAGTCTTCCGCAATCTGCTTCGGGGTGCAGTCCTGTAGAGCCAAGCCCAAGACATAAGAGCCATCTTTCAGTCGGATAGAGAATGTATATCTGCTTACAACGTTTACGTGTGATATGCCCACCATCCTTGCATATTGGTAGTTACCTGTTTTGGGATAGACAACCGCCGGAGAGAACACGTTGTGTTCCTTGTTAATGCTGATGCCGGTACAGTCTCCGTACATGCCTGTTTCTAAATCGTAATAAAGTGTTGTGTCCTGATTCGGGAGCTGCCTCCACACATCGTTTAACGGACTGGAGATGTCTCCGAATGTCATTCCTTTCGGCTGACCCGGAACATCGTCTCGCATTTGGAAGTAGTTGGCTCCGGTTACCTTCGCCATCACATTCACTTCCGCATCCAGTTTGGAAATCGGGAGTACTTTGTTCAGCCCTGCGGAGAGGACAGCGGGATACTCCAAGTCGGGATTCTGTCTGTACATGGAGTATTTATTGTTCCCTATCTCGATCACAGATGCACCGTATGGGATCTCAACAGATGGAGATCCGCCCCATGCTTTCGGGCGAAGCGCACCCAGCGCATCTGAGAAATTCGTAGACTTTAGACAGAAGCCTCTGTCTCCGCCCTGGTTCTCTCCGAACTCCTGTTTGTTAAACCACATTGCGATGTGGCTTGACGGATGACTCGGACTGACTCCGTTTCTTCCCCACACAACCCAGTCGCCATTGCGGAACTGATTCGGGTCTTTTACTTTTTCGAAGTACTTTGCCTGCCATTGAAGGATTGTTTTATTCGGCGTTCCGTTGGCATTTAATCCCGTCCAGTATCCATCCGCCCAATTGTTAGGAGTCGGAGCAACAGGAATACTGAGATACGCGCATCCGATCTTAAAGCCATCAACACACTGCACGCCGTACGCGCCGTCATAGTCAACGCTTTTGCCGTTGTACTTTTGGACAAAGTCTTCTGGTGTTTTCAATACTCCCATATGCGGTCTCTCCTCTCTTACAAAAAATAGGCTGAAATTACGGAACGACATTCGTTCCAATAATCTCAGCCTTTGCTGAACCCCTAAAATAAACCTTTGCTGTCGGGTGTTTTGTTTTCTTTTTCAACTACATTCTAACGGAAAACAGGATGTGTTCAATTCATAATTACGAACCCGACGCGAGTGTTTCTTGGCTCATAACATGTTCACACCTGTCCCTTGCAATATGAATACCATTCCGCAATAGTTTCAAAACTTGGATTGTCAATTTCTGATAAAGTTGAACTAACTGTGCAGTTTATTGTGTACGTTACAAGATATTCGTTTTCGATTTTCTCACGTGAACCACTCCCTGAGTGGTTCATAAATGCCCCATCAAACCCAATCCGACTCGTAGCACAACGGAATGACGGTGCGCTGAGCGGTGCGCCTGTATATGGTTCTGTATATTTAGAATAGCCATCTGCTAGATACTTTCTACCAAGATGGGGCGCCGATTCGCTTGTATCCCCGTTCGCAAAAAAGCTAATGCCTCCAGTCCATACTTTTCCGTCACGTGTTTCTTCCCCCGTAATTGTTTTCTCAGATGGCATGTGTGAGCCACTATATGATCCGTCGTCGTTTTTAGTGAACGACATTCTGTTTTCGTTACCGATTGCCGTTATTTTTGCATTAAGTGTCCCTACACTTTCCGGCACGCCACCACCCCACCAAAGATCTCGGCTCGAATAACTGCCATTCATCACCACTGTATATTTATTGGCATCGGATCCGCCCTCGAAAACAGCCATGTAGTATTGCTCAGCGGTTGCGTCGTAACCGTCATATTTTGATATGTTCACATTAGATATTAACCGTTCAATTGGATACGAACCGACGCTCTTTTTTTGCACAAATATTGGGAAACGACTTTGAACAAACAGTGCTGTTTGGCTGCTTTCGTTTGTATACATATACAGCCCTGTATCACTCTCTCTGCTCTTTTGGATTGAGTTAGTAGCACGCAAAATCACTTTGTGAGGATAATCACCTCCCGCATATACCTCTGCCGGAACAGAGCATGTAAACGTCTGATCGTTTGCGTAATTGCTTGTAGGTATCTTAGCCATTGTTGTTCCTTTCCATCTCCCGGCATGCGGCTTGCCAGTCAGTATAAGTTTCGAAAGTCGGGTTGTTCAGATTGCCGATGTAATATGATGCTTCCTCTACGTACGTGCCACTTTCAATCCTTCCGTTGAATAACACGCTCGGCAGTGATACGAGGTGTGGATAATCATCGAGATCAACAACCAAATCATCCCAAAAACCTGCGGTTGATGACGGGGAACCGCTTTTAAGCCGATCAAAACTTGTTATGCATCTTCGAACGCTTATTCCATTACCCATTAGCGTGTATGTTCCCTCGCAATCCGTAGTCCAGTTGCCGTAACTGTACCCGCAAGTACCACGAAATGCAGGCGATTTATACTTTGCCACAACAGTACCGTTTGCTGGTGAAGGATAACCTCTACCGGCCCCATCGTATTGCACGATTTTAGATATCGCCATCATACACATAGGGTTTGTCGATTGGTAATATGTGTCATATAGGCATGGAGTGATGCATGGTGTCCCTTCGTAAGATGCACCATCGTAAAAGAACAACGGGTAGTTTGATTCCATTATCGCGTTGATACTTGCGACACCATAAGATCCATACTGGGAGTTTTCCCAACGCCATTTATTGAAGATTGCGACCTTATATTCATACTCTCCCGGAGGCTGAACAACCATAGCCGGGACAGAGCACGTAAATGTACGGCTGTCTTGAAACTTGCTCGACTTCGTCTTTGCCATCGCAATTTCTCCCGCCGATTACGATCCGCTTGTCGGTGCGGTTACCGTGTACGTAGCAACGATATCGAACGCATCTGTTCCGACTACCGTTCCCTGCGCCGGTTCGAATGTGCACTGGGAAGTGACATCTACCTCTGACCCGTCGTTGTATACCGCATGCACGACCGTTCCCGTCAAATCGACTGTTTCCCCTTCGAAGTAAACAGTCCTCGGTTCGACATAGTAATAGATCCGTATCGGCAGTTTCATGGTTTTCAGATCGCCGTTTGGATCGATGTAAATCAGATAGAACTCTCCGTCAGGACCTACGATTGCGATACCCGGATTGATCTCCGGGAAATTGTAGTCTCCCGTTTTGAAATTGAGAGTCGGACGAGCCAGCACGTTTTTCAATTCCGTCTCAGAGTTACTGTTTGTAACCTGTGAGGTGCTGATGCCGAACTTCGTACGGGAAACAATAATCGGATACATCTTCCCGCGGAAGTTACGCACCATTGCAATGTCTCCCGCTTCAATCGTCGGATCGGATACATGCGTGATGTCAGCCCGGTAAAAGATCATGTAGTACAGCGCACTGCTCATTGCGCTTACGACCGTCGATGCCTGCGCGTCTGTTGTAATGAAGTCGTTGTTTGCAACAGACACTTTGTATCCGCTTGTATCGCCGTACGTTTCCGTCTTGGTCTCTGTGTTTCCGTCCGCATCTGTAACGGTATAAGAAAGCTGAACGCATCTGATTGATGTCGGTGTGACCGCAACATCCGCAGAGAAGTTATCCAACAGATAAT